CCGAACCACCCTAAAAAGTCACACGTTGTTTTAGCAAAAGAAGGAGACAGAGTAAAGTTGATTCGTTTTGGTATGCAGGGTGCAAAAAATAAACCACCAAGACAAGGCGAGTCAGATGCAGATAAAGCAAAGCGAAGATCATTTAAAGCAAGACACGCAAGAAATATTGCAAAAGGTAAAATGAGTGCTGCCTTTTGGGCTAATAAAGTCAAGTGGTCATAAATTTGGTATATTAATTCTTAAAAGCTACGCTTTAATTTATGTCAGAAGAAACCAAGGAAGTGGCTACGCCACCAACACCAAACAACACAGAAGTTGAACAGTTAAAAGAATCAATAAAAAAATTAGAAGCAAAAAACTATGAACTAATAGGTAAGCTTCAAAATCAAAAAAAAGAAACGAAAGTGCCAGAGGATTATGAGTCTTTGTTAGCGTTTAAACAAAAACATGAACGAGAACAGCTTGAAAGTGAAGGAAAGTACACAGAAGCTACACAAAAATTAGAACAGCAATACAGAGATAAATCTGCTGAAGACAAAAAAAGAATTGAAGAGCTAACCGCAAGAAACAGGGAACTGGAACTTATAGCCCCTGCCATGCAAGCTTTATCTGAAATAACTCACGACCCAGAGTTGGTATTGAATAACCTTGTACCAAAAGATCAGATGCAGATTAAAGAAGGCATACCAGTTGTTATAGATGGTTACGAACAGTTACCAGTTCAAGATTATGTAAAAAATAAATTAGAAAAAGAAAAACCATATCTGTTAAAAAATAAATTACCAACTGGTGGAGGTGCGCCTATTTCAAGACCATCTACTGATAATTTTTCAGAAGATATGTTAAAACCATTTTTAAAAGCAACAGAAGATATTACAGAACAAGGGCGTATATTTAAAACATATGGAAAAGAAACTTGGCAAAAATTGAGAGATATTGCCAAAACACGTTAATATATAATTATTAGGCAAAGCTACGCTAAGTCAAATAGGGTTACGCCCACACCGTTAAATTTATTTTTCAGGACATGGCAGTTCTTAGAAGTGATATTATTATCCCTGAGATTTTTACGCCTTATGTCATTGAACAGACCACTCAGCGAGATGCCTTTCTTGCAAGCGGTGTGGTCGCACCAATGGCAGAGCTAAATGCAACAGAGGGTGGTGATTTCGTTAATGTACCTTTTTTCTCCGCAAACTTAAGTGGCGATTTTGAGGTTCTTTCAGATTCTTCTTCATTGACTCCCGGCAAGATTTCAACTGATAAGCAAGTTGGAGTTATCTTACACAGAGGTCGTGCATTTGAATCAAGAGACTTAGCTGCACTTGCAGCGGGTTCAGATCCAATGGCAGCAATCGGTCAAAAGATCGGTGCTTACATTGCAAACCAAAGACAAAAAGATTTACTTGCTTGTCTTGATGGAGTATTCGGTTCAATAAATGCTAACGATAGCAACTCTGCTTTCTTTGGTCTAACTATTGATTCCGAATCAGGCGATACACCAACTGGTTTATCTCCAAAGCACGTTGCAAAAGCAAGATCAATTCTTGGCGATCAAGGCGACAAGCTTACAGCAGTTTGTATGCATAGCAAGGTTTACTATGATCTCGTAGAGAGAAAAATGGTTGACTATGTTCTTGCATCTGATGGAAACGGCGGTTCTGCAACAGCAAGTGGTGGTACTATTGCCCCTGCATATGCTGGTGGAAACGATACTGTTCCAACATATTGCGGACTAAGAGTTATTGTTTCTGATGATGTTTCAACTACTGGTAGTGGTTCTTCAACAGAGTACAGTACATATTTCTTTACTGCTGGCGCAGTAGCTAGTGGCGAGCAAGCTGGTCTAACAACAGAAACAGACAGAGACATTCTGGCGAAGTCTGATGCTATGGCTATTGATCTTCACTATACATACCACCCTGTTGGTTCAAAGTGGGCTGTTACTACAACAAATCCAAATAGAACACAACTTGCAACCGTAGCTAATTGGTCGAAAGTTTACGAGACAAAGAACATTGGTATCGTTAGAGCAACTAACGTATCAACTCAAGACTAAGGTAATTAATTATGCCAAGCCAATTTGAAGTAACTGCTGGTAAGTTAGCTGGACCAACAACAGGTGGTACAGTAACCCAAGCAACAAACAAATCTACAGGTGTAACTCTTAATACAGAGAGTGGACAAATTACTATGAACAATGCACAGCTTGACGCTGGCACTGAAGTAACATTTACAGTAACCAACGATAAAATCGCTGCTACTGATTGTGTCGTAGTAAACCACGGTTCTGCTGGTACAGCAGGGTCATATCTTGTAGGAGTCAGTGCTATTGCTGCTGGTTCTTTCAAGGTAACAGTTACTAATGCTTCTGCTGGTAACTTAAGTGAAGCGATTGTTATTAACTTTGTTGCACTTAAGGGTGCTTCAAGCTAATGGGAATGTTCGCTTTTAAGCGTATGAGAGAACAAGAGGCTGCCAAAATGGTAGTCTCTGCTCCCTCTAAAAAAAAGAAAACCAAAGTAAAACAAAATGGCAATCACGATAGACGCAACAGTAGGCGGAGCATCAGCTAACAGTTACATTACTTTGGCAGATGCAAATTCAATAATAGAAGGTCTTGTTGCAGATGATGATGTAGCTGCATGGGACGGGTCAAGTAATGATAATAAAAACAGAGCTTTATATACTGCTGCGGTTAGAGTTGACCGAGAAAGATTTTTAGGAGCAAGAGTAACAAATACACAAGCATTACAATGGCCAAGACAAGGTGTTAGAAAACCAGACACCTATATCAATACATATTCAATCGGCTTTCCATTTAGAATATCAACAGATTATTTTGCAGAAACAGAAATACCAGAGCAAGTTAAAAAGGCACAAGTGATACTTGCTGTTTACTTGAATAATAATCGTAATGGTTTAGGATTAAGTGGTCTTGAAGATTTTAAAAATGTAAAAATTGGTAATCTAGATGCAACACCGAATTTTTATGGTTCGGTTGGTGCTGATAGAGTACCACCACTATTTGAACGGTACTTTACTGGTTTACGAATAAGTGGACCCGGCAACGTCGCAATTAAAAGGAGTTAACAATGAGCTATTACCCAGCTGCCAAAATCATAAATGATACTGCTGCACATACAGGTCGATTCGGCTGTATAAAAGCATTACAAGATTCTGTTATTAATACGCTTGTAGCAGAAAATATTACAGGCGATTTAACATCTTTGCAGTTTAAATCTAATACTGCCATTGAAGGTGTTATTACAAGTGTCAAACTAGATAGTGGTACTGTTATTGCTTATCTAATATGAGCCTTGCAAATGCCTTAAAAAAAGCTGCATCAAAAACACTAAGTAAACTTGGTGGAGATGTAACCATAAGGCAAGTTACTGCTGGTTCATACAATACTACTACTGGGGCTATAACAGAGACAACTTCTGATACAACTATCAAAGGTTCATTAAGCAATGTAAATAGGTCTGAGGTAAATGATCTTATCGAGTCTCAAGATAAAATTTTAACTATATCGGCTGGCGACCTTACCTTTGTACCAACCACAAAAGATAGAGTTGTTATAAGTAGTGTTGAATTTAAAATTATTAGTATTTCTGTAAATGAGCAAAATAATACACCTATAAGCTTTGAACTTGTCTTGAGGTAACTATGGTTAGACAAATAAAGTTAGAACAGATAGATGATCTCATGGCAGAAGCAGTACAAGAGCTAGTACAGAAAACAACATTACAGTGGACTACATTAGCAAAAAAAGCTACCCCTGTTGGCGAAACTGGTAATTTAAGAAATGATTGGAAAACTGATATAGGTAAATTTAGAGGAACAATTATTAACAGAATGGAATATGCAGAACCAGTAATTTATGGAACTTCATTACCTCCTAGTTGGGGCGGTAGGTTTAGAACATCACCTAAGAATAATACAATTAAAGGCTTTCCAGAGTTACAAGCCAAGCAACTTACAGTAGGTTATATTCCAAGAGAATTAAAAAGAATTATAAGGAGTAAATAATGGCAGCAACCGATCTTAATACAGTACGATCTACTATTGAAGGAAGATTGGCAACAGAGTTAGCAAGCAGCCCTGTTATTCCTGTTGTATTTAGTAACCAAGCATTTGATTCAATTGGTAATACAAGCTTTGTTCAATGCCAAGTAAGTTTTGGTACTGGCGAAATTACATCTCAAGGAGATCAAACAAATGCAAATACTTTAGTTGTTGGATTATTAACATTAAATGTTTTTACTGAGCAGGGTATTGGGTCTGGTGCAAATTTTACTATTTGCAAACGATTAAGGGACCTTTACAATAGGGTAACAGTTTCAGATGTTATTTTTGATGCAGTTGTTGGACCAGAAATACTGTCACAACCACCTGAGGGTAAATTTGTAACACAAATGCGAATTACCTTTGAAACATATGAAGAACTTTAATTATGGCAAAACTTGAAATTACAGAAAAAATGCTTGATGCTATCGAGGCAGTAAAAGGTCGTCGTGATCCGAATTATTGGGACGGTCGTTGTAAGCGATATATGGAAACACAAGAAAAATTAAAAAAAGATGTGAAAAAACATAAAAAAGGTTAATATAAAATAAATACTTCTTTTTGTTATGGCTATCAAGGGTGATGTTGGTAAAATTATGTTTGAAAACGCTGGCGGTACGGAAGCTGACGTTGGACAAACAAGAGCTTGGTCTTTATCTATTAGTAAAGACACTATGGAGACAACTAAACAAGGCGATACTTTTAAAACAAATATCGGCGGTTTAATATCTGGTGAAGGTACAGCAGAACTTTTATATAACCCTAGCGAAACTGGTGCTGGTTATACAACATTTATTGATGATGTATTAACTACAGGCGATAATGCTGACGCATTATTTGAATTATTCCCTGATAGAGATACTTCAGCAAAAAAAATTAGTTTTGCTGGTATTATTACAAACGCAGAATATGGTGCAACACTTGGCGAAGTGCAGATTATCAATATCAGTTTTCAGACAAGTGGTACCATAACTTCAGCTATATAGTACATTAGAACTATCTAATAAACTTATATGACAACAAAAAGAACCATTGACATTATTACTGCGGGATTCAGTGATGTAATGTCTACCAGACGCAAATATGTATTAGAGTTACCTTCTGGTCAAAAAATTGATATATATTTTCCACCATTAACAAGATATGATCGACAAAAAGCACAAACTGCTGTTGGTACTGAAGATGCTCTAATGGTATCTACACAACTGCTTTGTCAGATTGCACAAAAAGAAGATGGTACAAAAATGTTTTCTTTAGCTGATGCACCAGACTTACAAAGAATGTTGCCAGAGAAAGTTTTGAATGATATTGAGCTTTTTTTATTTGAACTTACAATTGATGTTAATACAGCAAAAAACGAATAAAGGGAAACAACTGGCTTAACTTTGAGTTGTTTCTCGCATCTGAATTAGGTAAAACATTAACTGAGTTAAGACAAAATATGACAGAAGAAGAGTTTATATATTGGGCTGCATATTACGAAATTAAAGCTGATAATGAAAAAAAGATGCGTCAAAGAGCAAATAACAGGTAATATAAAAGAAATGTATTTTATAAGCTAAGTGGCTGAAAGTATTGTTACTCTGAGAGTTGATACCAGAAATGCTGTCAGTTCTTTAAATAATGCTTCTGCAGCTACAAATAGATTATCAACAGCATCAAAAGGCGCAACAAGATCTTTGGCTGCAACATCTACGGCAGCAAAAGGTTTAGGTGTTGCATTAAGAAATAGTATTGCACCAATTCTTGCTGTTGGTACAGCTTTTTCTGTTTTAAATAATAGCATTGGTACTTTTCTTGCTAGGGAAAGAGATATTGCAATACTTCAGCAAGGTATTAATAATTTAGGTGCAAGTTCAGTTCAACTTAAAGAATTACAAAAAGTTGCAGATGAATTAGGTAAGACAACTTTATTTAATCAAGAAGAGTTTACAAGAGGTTTTAACCTTCTTACAAGTTTTAGAAATATTGGTGTTGATTCTTATTCAAGAGTTGCACAAGCAGCAGCAGATATTGCACAGGTAAACCAAGTTGATGTAAGCACTTCTTTTATGCAGCTTGCAAAAGCCTTGCAAGACCCTGAAAGAAACTTGTCAAACTTAAATCGTTCTGGTATTGCCTTTACCAAGCAACAAACCAAAGTAATAAAAGAGTTGATGAAAACTAATAGAGTTGCAGAAGCACATACAATGATATTAGATATTGTAGATGAAAGTTATAATCAACTAGCCCAAGCTGCTGCTGTTGGTTTTGCTGGCTCTGTTGATACTTTGGGCGAATCTTTCCGTGATTTTAGCGAAGCTCTGGGTAAATCACTTATACCTGTTGTTGAACCTGCAGTAAAAGCATTAACAGCTTTATTAAATGCACTAAGTGGCGAAGGTGGACAAGCAGTAGCAATTATTACAGGTGCTGCATTAGCTTTTAAAGGTTTATCTGTTGTTATAGCTGCAACAAAAGCACAACTTGCAACAATGTCTATAGCGGCAGCCGCTGCAAATGGTTCTCTGGCTACAACTACAACAATGGCTTTTGCTACTGCTGGTGGTTTTGCAAAGGCTACTGCTATGGCTACTGCTTTTAAAGTTGCACTTGCAAAAACTGGTATTGGTTTGGCTGTTGTTGGTCTTGGATTCTTAATTACAAAATTATTAGAAGCAAGAAATGCACAAAAAGAATTTAACGAAGTTGTAAACCAAGGCACTGAGGCAATGATTAATCAGGCCATTGTAGAAAGAAAAAAAGAAATAATGGATTTAAAAAATGAAATAGCAGACACACACCCTTTCGTAAAACAGCTCGAAGATGGTTTAAATACACTTAGTCTTGCAAGTTTATTTAAGCAAGAAATAGGTGATTCAGGAAAATTAAGAGAAATTATACAATTAACTAAAGAAATAGAGGAACTTGAAAGTGGTATACCTTCCGCAAGAACTAGAGATACTACAGCACGTTTTAAAATACAACTAGAGGATTTAAAAAAAATTAATGCAGAACTTACTGAGGCGGTAAAAAGAGAAGAAATAATTGGAGAAGAAAAAAGAAAAGAGTTTGACCTTGAACAACAAATAGCAGCAATCAAGCAAGAGTTTGATGGTGAAGAGGAAAAAAGACTTGTCGCATTAGCAAAGGCAAACCACGAATTGCAGAAACAAAAATCAGAAATAGAAAAAATTAATGAAGCTGCAAAAAAACAAGCAGAAATATTTGAAAAAATTGGCGACAGTATTGCTACTGGAATTTCTGATGCTTTGACTGACGCTGTTATGCGTACAAAAACTTTAGCAGATGCAGCTAAGAATCTACTGAACGATATTGCAAGAATGTTAATAAGAACTGGAATTAATACTTTGCTGTTTAATACCTTTGGGGGTAGTAAAGGAATATTTAAAAATCTAGATACATTTGCTGCTGGTGGTAGGCCAACAGTAGGTCAGCCAGCAATAGTTGGTGAAAAAGGTCCAGAATTATTTGTGCCTTCAAGTGCTGGAACAATTATTCCAAATCATTCTTTAGGTGGTGCAGTAACTAACAATATTGTTGTTAATGTAGACGCCAACGGAAATGCTGTTGCACAAGGTGGAGAAGAGGAAGGTAGGGAACTTGGAAGGCTTATTGCATTAGCGGTACAATCAGAAATAATACAACAAAAAAGAGCAGGAGGACTTTTAGCATAATGGCAACTTTTCCTGATATAAAACCTTCTTATGGGTCTAGAAAAAATAATGCACCAGATTTAAGGATTGTAAAATTTGCAGATGGTTACGAACACAGAATAGTTTTTGGTTTACCAGATAATCAAAATCCAAAAATATTTAGTTTTACTTGGAATGTAAGCGAAACTGATTCTGATACTATTGAAACATTTTTAGACGCAAGAGGAGGAACAGAAAGTTTTGATTACACACCAGCAGGGGAAAGTTCTGCTAAAAAATTTGTTTGTGAAAGTTGGACTAAAACAATTCCGTATCTGAACAGATCTACCATTAGTGCAACATTTAGGGAAGTCTTTGAGCCATGAGTACAGCACCTATAATTTCTGATCTACAAAAAGCTAATCCATCAGCAATTATTGAAATGTTTGCTTTAACGACTAATGCAACTTTGCATGGTTCAACAGCTACTTACAGATTTCATAATGGAACAAATGGTACAGGTAATGGAGATATTATTTGGCAAGGCAATACTTATGTAAAAATGCCAATCACAGCCGAGGGTTTTGCTTATCAACGTGGCCAGATTCCTAGACCAACATTAACTGTAAGTAATGCTCTTGGAACCATTACAGCAATTCTATTAAATGTTAATTCTGTAACAACTGGAAATGATCTAACAGGTGCTACAGTTACAAGAATAAGAACTTTAGCAAGATTTATTGATAGTGCAAATTTTGCTGGTAATACAAATCCATTTGGTACACCAGATCCTACCGCAGAATTTCCACAAGAAATATATAAAATTGATAGAAAATCTACAGAAAGCAGAGACATTGTACAGTTTGAACTTGCTGCACCTTTTGACTTGGCTGGGGTAAAGAGTCCAAAAAGAATATGTACAAGAGACAATTTTCCTAGTATCGGAACTTTTATTGCATGAACTGGAAAGACGCTGCTCTTGCTCATGCGAAAGACCAAGATCCAAAAGAGTCGTGCGGTCTTTTACTAAATATAAAAGGTAAAAAAAAATATTTTCCCTGTAGAAATTTATCAATGACATCACATCAATGTTTTATTATTGATCCAGAAGATTATATAAAAGCAGACAATACAGGAGATATTATTGCTGTAGTGCATAGTCACCCTGTAACACCACCAGTTGCAAGTCAATCTGATAAAGTTGCTTGTGAACAAAGCGGTCTTAAATGGCATATTGTTAACCCTAAAACAGAGTCTTGGGGTTATCTTGAGCCAACAGGTTATAAAGCGCCTTTAATCGGAAGAGAATGGGCTTGGGCTGTAACAGACTGCTATACCTTGGTTCGTGATTGGTATAAAGAAAAATTAGATATAGAGTTGATGGATTGGCATAGACCTACGACTTTGGAAGAATTTAATAAAAATCCTATGTTTGAAAGGTGTGCAGAACAAACAGGTTTTAGAGAATTAGAACCAAATGAAAAGCTTATAAATGGTGATTTATTATTTATGTCGATTTTGTCCAATAATTTAAATCATGTCGCAATTTTCGTAGATGGTGATGTTTTACATCATTTAACAGATAGACTTAGTTGTATAGAACCCTATTCAGAGTGGTTGTTTAAATGCACAGGAAAGAGGCTGCGTTATGTTGCGTAAAATAAAACTATACGGAGATTTGGCCAATTTTGTTGGTAATAAAGAGTTTGAAGTAAAGGCAGATACACTTAGTCATGCAGTTAGTTTTCTTGTTAATAACTTTGCAGGAATAGAAAAATATATGAATCCAAAATACTATCAGGTTAAAGTTGGAAATTATGCAATAGATGAAAGTGAAATAAATTACCCAATAGGACAACAGGATATACATTTTGTTCCTGTAATTCAAGGTGCTGGTGGTAATACAGGAAAGATATTACTTGGTGCTGCTTTAATTGCAGTTGGTATGGGTGCTTTTGGTGCCTTTGGTTCAAAAGCTGTTTCTTTTGGTGCTAAAGGAATTGGATTTGGTAAAGCTGCCTTTGGTGCAAAAGCTGCATTTGGTATAGGTGCTGGTTTAGTTCTTTCTGGTGTAAGTGATATGTTGTTTCCATTACCAACTATGCCAGAGTTTAAAAGTGAGCAAGATCCAAGAATATCTTTTGGTTTTGGCGGTACGCAAAACACCTCAAGGGCTGGGACTCCAGTACCAATTTGTTACGGAGAAATAATAACTGGCTCTGTTGTTATAAGTGGAGCAGTTGATACACAACAGGTACAAGCATGACAAAAATTATTAGAGGAAGTGGTGGTAAACCTTCTCCACCAACTCCACCCCAACCAACAAGAACACCTGATAATTTACACAGTAGGCAGTTTGCTACTTTTCTTGACCTTATTTCTGAAGGAGAGATAGAAGGTTTTGCCTCTGCATCAAAAGAGGGTCTAACTCAAGGAACAACTGCATATAATAATGCTGCTCTCAAAGATGTAATACTCAACGATACACCTGTTTTAAAATCGACTGCTAATTCAGCAGATCCAGCCACAACTGATTTTAATTTTCAAGATGTAGGTTTTACTCCTAGATTTGGTACATCAAGTCAAACAAAAGTTGATGGCATAGAAAGTAGTTCTTCTGTTACAGCAGTCGGAACAACAGTAACAGCATCAACACCTGTTACAAGACAGATAACAAATTCAAATGTTGATGCAGCAAATGTAACTATTACATTTCCGCAGTTACAAAGAGCAACAGATACAGGTGATTTGTTAGGAACTTCTGTTCAACTTAAAATATCTGTTCAATATAACTCTGGTGGTTTTACTGATGTTATTACAGATACTGTCACAGGTAGAAGTGCTGACGCATATCAGAGAGATTATAGGATAAATCTAACGGGTGCTTTTCCTGTTGATATAAGAGTTACAAGAGTAACAGCAGACAGTACATCTGCAAGTCTAATAGATGCTTTTACTTTTACTAGCCTTGGAGAAATTATAGACGATTCCAATACATACGCTAATAGTGCATACGCTGCAATAAGACTAGATTCAATGCAGTTTAGCTCTATACCTTCAAGAAAATATAGAGTTAGAGGAGTTAAAGTAAGAATACCAGCTGCAGGGGCGGGCGGCTCTGGTACACCAACTGTTGACAGTGCAACAGGAAGAATAATTTATCCAACTGGATATGTTTTTAATGGAGTTATGGGTGCGGCTCAATGGTGTTCTTGCCCAGCAATGATATTGCTTGATCTCTTAACAAATACACGTTATGGATTTGGAGATCATATAACAGACAGCAGTCTTGATTTGTTTTCTTTTGTAACTGCTAGTAAATTTGCAAACACTTTAGTATCAGATGGATTTGGAGGTCAGGAGGCACGATTTAGTTGTAATGTAAATATTCAAGGAAGTGAGGAAGCTTTTGACCTTATAAATGAGTTGGCTGGTGTGATGCGGTGTATGCCGATATGGTCTGCTGGCAGTATTTCACTTAAACAGGATAGTCCAGCTACAGCTTCATATCTATTTAATTTGTCAAACATAACAAGTGATGGGTTTACTTATTCTGGTAGCAGTCTCAAGCAACGTCACAGTGTTGTTTCTGTATCATATTTCAACATGGATACAAAAGAAATAGATTTTGAAGTTGTTGAAGATAGTAATTTGATTAATAAAATTGGATCAAGTATAAAACAAGTAAAAGCTTTTGCTTGTACTTCAAGAGGACAAGCTGCCAGACTTGGTCGGGCTATACTTTTCAGTGAAGCCAATGAAACTGAGGTAGTAAGTTTCACAACTTCTATTGATAGCGGTATTGTAGTAAGGCCATCAGCAATTATAGAAATTGCAGATCCTGTTAGAAGTGGTGTAAGAAGAGGCGGTAAAATATCATCTGTAACCTCTACAACTATTATTACTGTTGATGATTCTACAAATACAGACATAGCAACAACAGGCAACGCAAAGATAAGTGTTGTTATGCCAAATGGAACTGTTGAAACAAAAGATATTGTTTCTGTTAGTGATGCCACGATTACTGTATCAAGTGCTTTTTCTGAAACACCAAATGTAAATGCAAACTGGCTTATTTCAAATGATACTGTACAGTCACAGTTATTTAGAGTAATTACTGTTGAAGAGATAGATGACGTTAATTATGGAATTACAGCATTAGCCTATGTAAATGAAAAATATGCTTTTATTGAAGATGGTTTAAGTTTGCCAACAAGGACTGTATCCATATTAAATGAATTGAAAAGTCCACCTTCAGCACTACAGGCAGAAGAAAAAATTGTTGTTATAAACAATCAAGCGGTTTCTAAATTAATTATAAGTTGGCAGCCTATTGTTGGTGTTACTCAATATCAAGTAAATTACAGATTTAATAATGGTAATTTTGTTTCTCAAACAGTATCTAGCCCTGATTTTGAAATATTTGACAGTGATGTTGGAACCTATGAAATACAAGTTTTTAGTTTTAATGCAGCATTACAAACAAGTGCTACTTCTGCTGATTTAACATTTGTTGCACAAGGAAAAACTGCACTACCAGCAAATGTCACTGGTTTGACAGCAGAGCCTATAAGTGAAAAATTAGTTAGATTACGTTGGAATTTATCTACTGATGTTGACGTTATTCATGGTGGGCGTGTTTATGTAAGGCACTCTACTTTGACAGATGGTAGCGCAACTTTTGCTAACAGCACTGATTTAATCGAAGCATTAGCTGGTAATACGACAACTGCAGAAGTACCATATCTTGAAGGAGAATATATTTTAAAATTTAGAGATGATGGTAATAGATTTAGTGCTGGTGAAACAAGTGTAATTATTGATTTACCTGATAATTTAGCTCCTTTAATTGCTTTAACAAGAAGAGAAGATCAAGACAGTCCAAAATTTCAAGGAACAAAAACTAATGTGTCTTTTGATGCAACTACAAACAGTTTAAATTTGGCTGGTACTGGACAATTTGATGCAATAACTGATTTTGATTTAGTTGGTTCAGTTGATGATTTTGGTGGTATTTCTTCATCAGGCACTTATGAATTTGGTGGTTCTGCTGGCAGTTCTTTCTTAGATTTTGGTGCTGTATTTAGTGTAGATTTCAAAAGACATTTTTTAACTGAAGCATTTTTTCCTTCTGATCTGTTTGATTCAAGAGGTTTAATTGATAGCATTACAGACTTTGATGGCACAGAAGCACTTGATGTAAATGCCGAAATGCAAGTTGCAGTTACGCAAGATAATCCTAGCTCTGGCTCTCCTACCTATACCGCATTTCAAACTTTTGCTAATGGTACTTATAAAGGAAGAGGTTTTAAGTTTAAAGTAAATCTAACCAGTAATGACACAGCACAAGATATAAAAGTTTCGCAGTTAGGCTATACAGCATCTTTACAAAGAAGAACAGAACAGGGTAATCTAACAGCAAGCGGGGCAGGGGCAAAAGCTATTACATTTTCGCACCCTTTCTTTGTTGGTACCTCTTCAATCCTTGGTGCAAATAGTAATTTACCTTCTATTGGTATTAATGCACAAAATATGGCATCAGGCGATTACTTTGAAGTGTCTAGTGTATCTGGGTCAGGTTTTACAGTACACTTTAAAAACTCCTCAAATGCTTCGATTGATAGAAATTTTACTTATCAGGCTGTCGGATTTGGTAAAGGAGGGTAGAATAGGCTCAATGTTACTTACTTAAATGGCAGAACACGATTTTGTAATTGATAATGGAACAGGTGCAGCAGTTCGTGCTGACATTAATAATGTATTACAAGCTATTGCATCAAATAATAGTAAATCTGGTGCATTAACAACTAATTTTGCATTTCAATGGCACGTTGATACATCTGATGGACTTTTAAAAATAAGAAACGCAGCGAATAATGGATATGTAACTGTAGGAACAGCAGCCAGTACTAATTTAGGATTAATGCCTCAAGCTGGTGGTACTTTTACAGGAAAGATAACTCATAACTATACGTCTAGTCTGACCATACCATCTGGTACAACGGCTCAGAGAGATGGCAGCCCTGCTGTTGGTATGTTAAGACATAATTCAACTTTAAACCAGTTTGAAGGCTATAACAATGGCGCATGGGGTGCTATTGGTGGAGGTGCTGGGGCTACTGGTGGAGGAACAGATGAAGTATTTTTTGAATCAGATCAAACTGTAACAACTTCATATACTTTAACTGCCAATAAACATGCTCATACTGTAAGTCCTACAATTAATAACGGAGTTTCTGTAGTCGTGCCAAACAACGCAATCTTAGTTATCTTATAGTTATGCCAGTTACAATCAACGGATCAGGAACAATAACAGGAATCTCGGTTGGAGGTTTGCCTGATGGAATAGTCGATACTGATATGTTGGCAAATAATGCGGTTACGAGTGCAAAATCTACTGGATTAGGTATAAGTATGGCAGATCAGTTCAGAATAACCAGTACTGGTACTTTAAATACAGATGCTACATCTCAACTTAACAGTTCAGTTTCTTGTACTTGGGAAAGATCAGATAGTGATAGTGCTGGATTTATAGGTACTGGTATGACTCAAAGTGATGGAGTTTATACATTTCCTTCAACAGGTATTTATCAAATTGTAGGAAATCTAGTAGTATCGAGAGATGCAGCAGAAAATAGATACGCAAACTTTAATTTAGAAGTTAGTACAGATGGTGGTAGTAGTTATGATATTGCAGCTATTGGCTCGGGAGGATTTGGACAAGTTTATCAAAGGGATACTTGTAGTCTTTGTTTTATTCTTGATGTAACAAATACAAGTAATGTGAAAGTAAGATTTTCAGCATCTACAAATAGAAGTAATGTTCTATTTAGAGGAGATACTGGTGCTAATTATAGTGCTGTTATCTTTATTAAATTAGGAGAAACATAATGTCTAAAATTTCACTCAAACACTCAGGCGGTAATGTTGTTTCTCTCAACTCTCCAACTTCTGCACCATCTTCGGCAGACGTAGCTTTTAAACTTCCTAACGCTGATGGATCGGCTGGTCAGTTTATGAAAACTGATGGGTCAGGTAATTTGTCTTTTGATGCTGTATCTGCTGGAATTACAATGGCAGATCAATGGAGATTAACAACTACTTTTCAAGTATCTTCAACAGCATTTATAACATCAAATTGGGAAAGAGTCGATTCAAATGGTTATGGCAAAATTGGTACAGGAATGTCTGAATCAAGTGGTGTATTTTCTTTTCCTTCAACTGGTATATATCTAGTAAGAATTGTGGTTAACTGGTATTCAAGTGGAGGTGGAACTAATTATAATCGTATTTCCATACAAACAACAACTAATAATAGTAGTTATAACCCTGCTGCTAATTCTCATTCTGGTGTTGAAAGCGATGGTCAATATAATAATATGTCGGCAGAAATTATGTTTGATGTGACAGATGTTTCAACACATAAAGTAAAATTTGAATCGGCTGCTTCTAATACTAGACCTAGAGTATTAGGAGATACCGATCATAATCGGACATACGTTACTTTTATAAGATTAGGAGATACATAAAATGGATTCAAAAGGCAGAGCAGACCACATTGAAGATTTTTTAATTTCATATAGAGGTGGACAATGGTTTGGTTGGAGTGATTCAAAAAACAAAATTTATGCAAATTTAGTAGTTTTAGATGGCGGTGCAAAACCTACAGAAAAAGAATGTACAGATGGACTTGCTACAATGCAAGCAGCTTGGGATTTAGAAAATGATTCATATAAGTCACAACGTAAAGCAGAATACCCCTCTATTGAAGATCAGCTTGATGACATTTATCATAATGGTGTAGCTGGTTGGAAAACTACAATCAAAGCTATTAAAGACAAATATCCCAAGCCATGAGTACATTAAAAGTCACTAATATTCAACACGAAACAAGCACTTTAAATACGCTTGTGTTTGATAATGGTGGTGGTTCTGGTAACGGAAGAGTCACTACAAAAGGAACTATCGGAGAAATATCTGCTGTCTCCTACGCATCTACAATTACTTTAGATTTTAGAACTGCTAATAATTTTTCTACAACACTAACTGGTAATGTTACCTTTGCTAACCCTTCAAATATTTCTGCTGGACAGAGTGGTGTTTTGTTTATAACTCAAGATGGCACAGGAAGCAGAACTGCAGCATTTGGTTCGTATTGGGATTTCAGCGATGGCACAGCACCTACATTATCGACAGGTGCAAACCAAGTAGATGTTATTGCTTGGATAGCACGAACCAATACGAATATAGCTGCACAGTTTATTGGAAACTTTAGCTAATGAGCAGTCTTGGAAGTCCTAATTCTTTCTTCATAGCAGGGAAGAAAGCATACGAAGTAGAACGCAGTTTAAGGTTTAATGATAATGATACAGCCTATTTAAGTAGAAATTTTGGTACTGGTGGAAATAGAAAAAAATGGACTTTTAGTGCTTGGATAAAAAGGGCAAATTTAGGAGGCAGTGCAGGAGAAATGCGTATTTTTGGTGGTAGTACAAACGCGTCTCATATTTTTATTGCAAGTAATGATGAAATTACTTGGGATATAGCTGCACCGGGATCAAGTGCTTCAGGAAACCTAAATACAAATCAGCCATTTCGAGATTCTTCATCTTGGTTTCATCTAGTTTGTGCTTTAGATACAGATGAAAGCACAGCAGATAACAGAATGAGAATGTATATAAATGGAACAGAGGTAACTTCATTTGGCTCAAGAACCAATCCTTCTCAAGGATATGCACTAAATGCAATTAATGCAGATGCTTTTGCAGATGGTGACAGATCTTTACATACAATCGGTTATAGAACAAGTGTACAGGGTTCTGCTGGTATGGAATTTGATGGTTATATGGCAGAAATTAATTTTATTGATGGACAACAGTATGACCCCTCATATTTTGGCAAAACAAACCCGATAACAGGTCAATGGAATCCTAAGAAGTATGTTGGTGGTTATGGAACAACTGGTTTTTATTTACCACTATCAGATAATTCTGGAACGAGTGCAACAACACTTGGTAAAGATGAATCTGGTAATGGCAATAATTGGACACCTAATAATTTTAATACTCATGATTCTTTAATTGATACACCTACAAACAACTTTTGCACATTAAATCCAATATTTAACCATCATAATCGTGGCGAGCTTGTACTTTATGAAGGTGGATTAAAAGGCGATAATGGTGGTAGTGGTGATGATTTATGCCATGGAACTTTTGGCATAAAATCTGGTAAATGGTATTTTGAGGCTACAGGTTCAAGTGTACAGACCCAGTCACATTTTGTTGGAGTACAAACATCTGATGCACCTGAAATTCAAGGTGGTATGTATCGAAATAATGGATATATTGTAAATTACTCTGG